CATGATCGCTCCATCGTTGCCAGCCCTTGAAATCAAAATTATTAAATCTATTACATTGTTCGCAAGTTAGATTGCAAACGTTGGTAATGTAAACTTCAATTTTGTTAAAAACAGTGCGGGCATTGTTAGGCGTCATTGCTCCTATTTACCAACTCTTTAGTATGATCAAGTTTTCTGTGCCACGGGCATTCCATGCAGTTTCTGTGGCTTTGATGTCCTTGAACGCTTTGCGGGCGGCTGGTTTGCCTGCACCTGTAATGCCTTTCAGCTGTTCTGCTGGCTTGCGCAGAGTCTTTTGTACTGTATCCACAGTTGAGTAGCCAATGATTGAGTTGTTCTTTACAGTGAATGACTGTGTGTGGCTGTCTGCCACAAGGTGGATGAGCTTGCGTTTTTTGCTGTCATACAACCAGGCTTCTGTTTTGTCCACAAGACTTGCGGCTGGCAATGATTTGAGTTTGAGTTCTGCAAACTCTACCTGCATCTTAAACTTGGCGGCCCGCTTCTCCGGCGGCACTGCTTTGACCTTGCGCGGCTTGCGTTCCACTTTCTTGATCTGTACATAAGCACCGCAGTCGTTGACCACTGCTTCACAAAACTTGATCACATTACGCAATTGTATTTTGGAGAGATGACTGTAGCCTTCAACCAACTGGGGATCTTTGCCTTCTACCACATGCTCAAACTCTGTGAGCTTGCGTTTCCAATTGTCTGTAATTTGACTGATCATTTGCGGTGCAATGTTTAGGCCACGCATGATTGTGACAGGCTTGAAGTCTGCTGTCATTTTGGCACCACTCAGCAAGAACTCGTCAAACAAGCCTTCCAATTCGCCGTTGCACTCTGCTGTCTTTTCGCGCAGTCGGTCTTGGATGGTAATTCGTGGTGTGGTATCTTCCACCACTACTTCGGGCACAACTTCGTTTTGTTTGCTGTCCAGTATTTCTCGCAGTTGGTTTTCTAATTTGAGCTGTTCTGTATCTAACAGTTCCAATCCAACCATGCTCATGCGACACAGCCAGCCTGTGGTCAGTCGAATTGCCGAATCCGGAATGCCCTTGAGCAACCGTACATCTGCCTTACGGTCATGTGTTTCCAGATAGTTTACAATCATGTCCCGGGCATCTTTTTTGCCATAAAAATAATTGTACCAGGAGAATGCTTCACTCAATTTGGTTTTTCTGTATTCAGTGGGCTGGATTTGCCAGGTGGGCTCTGTGCCCAGAATGTTGGTGTCGGAACTGCGGGGGTTTAGCAGTTTGATTTTGAATGTGGTGCTCATGTGTGTCCTTACTTATGTTACAGGTAAATCTCGGCAGAGTTCAAACAATTGCGTGGCACGTTTGAGTTTAAAGTTTTTGTGGTTGTACATGTACTTTCTCTTGCGCTCTGCAATGTCCAGGGCCTCCATCAGACGCCATTTGGTGTCAAAGTCTGACTGCATCAAAATACGATTCATATCCACAATGTCCAGGCTGTACTCCACCCATTTTTCTGTGGCTTTTATTAGGTCATAGGGCACCACTGCTTTGGACTTGTTGGCAGTAGAGTACTTTGCAACAAAATTTGCTGCCTTTTGCATACGGGCTCCTGTAGTGAACAAGTGTGTATTATAGCAGATCGTGATTATTTGGTCAACTGGGCAGAAAGTAGTACTAAAGTAAGATCTGATTCCCTGCGGAAGGAGACCCAGAATGGGCGGTTGGCGCGGCCGTTGTTTTTGCCAAAGTAAGCATGCCAATCGTTGGTGGGCATGTAGCCTCGGCCTCCCAGTTTGGTCTTGCATATTTGTTCAAAAGATGTGCCTTCCCCCAGCCAACTATCACATCGCACAGCAATCACATGCCCGTGCTGTTTGTATTGGCGGAATCTGCGGTCCAGTTTAACTACTTTCATGCCCAAAGTATAACAGGTTGTGAATTATTGGTCAACCGGCCCATAAATATATGTTATGCCACGTCTAAGTTTATACCGCCCAAATCGCACAAGAGACTACCAATTTTTTGACCGCACCATCAGTGAAATGTACACTGTGGGCGGATTAGATATCTATGTTCACAAATATCTGGGCCCACAAACTGGGGGCGAGGACTCTGCGCTGTCGGGCAATGCTGATGCCACACAGCCCATTTATGATGAGCAAAGCCCCTTAAACATTCAAGACTTGCTGTTGCTGGAAAACAGAGACAGAGTGTATGCTCCAGATATCTATGTCATGCGCGGTGTGTATCGTGTGCAGGATGTGGACTTTGATCTAACACAATTTGGATTGTTTTTAAACTCAGATACCTTGTTTGTGACCTTTCACTACAACGATATGATAGATACGTTTGGTCGCAAACTCATGAACGGTGATGTTATTGAAGTGCCAAACCTGAAAGATTATAATCCCCTAAATGCTGCCTTGCCATTAGCCTTGCCCAGATACTATGTGATCCAGGATGCTAACTTTGCGTCAGAAGGTTTCAGTCAAACTTGGTTGCCGCACTTGTGGCGCATCAAGGCCACACCACTGACCAATGCACAAGAATACAACAGCATACTAGACAAGCCGTTTGTGTCTGAATACATTTGGGATCCGGGTGATTTCTATCCTGGCGGTAGCATTGTGAATTACGGTGATGTGTATTATCGAGCCACGAGAAATGTGCCTGCTGGCACAGAAATTACAGATACAACTTATTGGTCTGAGTATACTCCGCCCACAATCTCTGACATGCAAAGTACCCGACCCAAAGATCAACAGATCAATGACGACATACTTGCACAGGCCAATGTGGAAGTTCCACTCAGTGGGTACGATGTTGAAAAGTTCTATGTTGTGGCCACACTGGACGATGGCCAACCTGCCAATCCGACCAGCCTGAGCACAATTGACGGCACCACAGTGGATGGTACACAGGGTGGCATGAACATCACTCCACGAGCAGATGGTTATACAGCAGGCTATCTAACTGGTGATGGTTTTGCTCCTAACGGCTTGCCTGTGACTCCAGGTGTGAGCTTTCCAGCCAATGCTGTGAGTGGCGATTACTGTTTGAGACTGGACTACAAACCCAACAGACTGTTTCGCTACAACGGAAGATCATGGATCAAGATCGAGGAAAAAGTGCGAACACAACTAGACAATGCCGCAACCAATCAAACACAACGCTCAGGTTTTGTGAACAATACATACACTACCAATACCACGGACTTGGGTGCTGTACCACAGCGTCAGAGTTTGAGTCAAGCTCTCAAACCCAAGGCAGACAATGGTGACCAAGGCGGCTTCTTGCCACCTAACCCACCACCACCTTATTCAAGATAAACATGCAACAATTTTTTTACGACGCACAAATACGCAGGTTCCTACTGCAATTTACCAGAATCTTTTCAGGATTCCAAATTGAGTACGGCAACGAAACTGACGGCGTAAACAAAGCCACCCTGTTGCGTGTGCCTGTGCGCTATGGTGATTCCAGTCGCAATGCACAGACCATCATTCAAGAAAACTCTGCCAGTGCATTGCCATCAACTCCCTTAATGACTTTTTACATCAACAATCTTGAATACGATCGACCAAGAATACAAGATCCCACTTTTGTGGACAGATTCTCAGTGCGCCAACGCACATACGACACTGCTACAGAATCATACGACACCACACAAGGCAATGCATTTACCATTGAACGACTGATGCCTGTGCCGTACAAGTTGAGTGTAACACTGGACATTTGGACATCAAACACCAATCAGAAATTGCAATTATTTGAACAGATTTTGACCCTGTTTAATCCTTCGTTAGAACTACAAAGTACAGACAACTACATTGACTGGTCAAGTTTGAGTGTGATGTATTTGGATCAACTGAGTTGGAGTTCAAGAACTATTCCAATGGGCACAGAAAATCCCATTGATATTGCCAGCATCAAATTCTCCATGCCCATATGGATTTCATCTCCAGCCAAGATCAAGAAACTGGGTGTGGTGGAACGCATCATTGCCGGCATCTTTGACGCACAAGGTGACGCTGCTGATGCCATAACCAACAACGATCTGTTGCTGGGAACTCGTCCCATGTTCACACCGTGGGGTTACAAACTGGTTGTGATCAACAATCAGATTCAAGTGCTGCCGGCTCGTACTGTGGTGCCCAATGGTGCTTATGCGGACTTAGATCCCACTGCTATTGTGGCAGATTCGCCATTGTTATGGCCTGCTGTGATTTCAGCGTATGGCGTGTTGCGTCCGGGTATCAGTCAGATTAGATTGAATCGTCCTGTTGAATCGCCGCCAGACAGTGACAGTCCACCCATTATTGGCACCATTGTGATCAACCCTGATGATGATCGATTGGTCATATTCACTCCTGATGCAGACACAGCACCACAAAATACGCTGAATCCAATTGACGCTATCATTGATCCGCTGATCAGTGGTCCAGGAGACGGATTGCCGTCACCTGTTACAGGTGTGCGTTACTTGTTGACCGAAAGCACTGGCAACTATGACAATGTGGCCAACCCTACTGCTTGGGCAGGCACAGCAGGACAGCCGTTGGTGGCGTCAGCCAATGACATCATTGAGTGGGATGGCGCACGTTGGCGTGTGTCATTTGTGAGTGCGGGAGAAACTGCGGTGCAGTATGTGACCAACATAACTACTGGTACACAATATGAATGGACTGGAGCAGAATGGACCAAAAGTTATCAAGGGGAATACCCAGCAGGCACCTGGAGCCTAGTACTGTAAAAGCAGTGGGTGTATGGTTCCTGGCCCGTGACACTGGCCGTTATCTATATCTCTTAAGAAATGACGTCAAACATCCTGGCGCATGGGGATTACCTGGCGGCAAGGTAGAAGCAGGCGAAACGCTGTTGGGCGGAATGGAACGTGAATGCCAAGAGGAATTAGGCAGTTTTCCAGACTATCGTCGACTCATGCCACTAGAAAAATTCACATCAGCAGATGGTGTGTTTGAATATCACACCTGGGTTTGTGTGCTGGATCAAGAATTTCAGCCTGTGTTAAACGACGAACACATTGGCTATGCATGGATTGCTGTGGGCACATGGCCCAAGCCCATGCATCCTGGCTTGTGGAGCACACTAAACATTGATAGTGTTCAACAAAAACTGGCTGCTGTGGAACGAGTAGAGTTGGCCAGTTTGTGACTTATGCGTTTTCCAAAGCGGTTATACGAGCGGTTAGTTGGGTGATGAGTGCTTGTTGTTGTTCTAGTAAAGTTTGTAAACTAGAGACTTGGGGGTCAGTCTGATATACAGGGACGGGTGCTTCTAAAAAAGCAAGGTGATGGGCTACCAATTCGGGAATTTCAGTTTCACTGTTTGCACAAAAAACATTAAAGTTAATTTTTTCCCCCAAATGTTCCATTGAAATATTATATCCAAATGATTGGTCTTGAATCTTGTTGACAGTATATTCCATTTTTTTCCTTAAGCTGTATCCCTTGTTCGGACAAAGAAGAACCCAAATGTAGCAGTTCCACCATAATTATTAGTCCAAGTATACCCACCAATACCACTGTTATAAGCAAAAGATCCAGCTTGAGCAATGACGTTTGAAACTACAGTTACTGCTCCGCCACCGCAAAGGTACAATGTTATAGCTCCATTAAACCAATTATTCACTACTAGCATTCCTGACGCACTAGGAAAATCAACTGTGCCGCCGTTAGCAATACTGGTAGCTCCTCCAGTTACGTCAACTGTGTATTTACCAGGTGTTTGAGTAATTTTAAAGTTACCGTCATAAGTAAGGCGCATCCGCTCACCCCAGCCGCCGTTGTAGGTTTGGAAAGCAATATTGCCAGAAGCAGTTCTTGAGCCAATAACTCCTGTATTTTGGTTGGTCATTGAACCCAACCACAAGCCTGCCCCATTGCCTGAATCATCTTCAATTAGAGCAAAACCAAGTTTGGTGTTTGCGGTTCCTGCGCCTGTGCCAGATGCAATAACTTGAAGTTTCCCATCAGGAGCAGAACCCCCTGTTCTCCCAACTTGAAGCACCCCGTCGGAGCTGATTCGCATATTTTCGGTAAATCCACCTACCCCGGTTATTGCTGACCATGCGCCGAATGTAAGCGCAGTGCCAGATTTAACGCCTACTGCTGAGTTTGCGCTTGAATGACCGCTCCATACGCCAACAAATTTTGAGTTATCAGAGTTGCTGGCAAAAATGTTTGTACCAGTGCTTGTACTTGCTGATTGAATTAAAAACGCATATGACGCATCACTAAATTTACCAGTAGAAGGTGATGTAGTCCCAACACCCAAGTTACCGCCTTCATCAAGGTACATCATGGTTTGAGCATTTTGTCTTTCATAAAATCCAAGACCACCTGCTGACGCAGAATCAGCATAAATTTCCCAAGTGCCAGAGCCAGTTGTTGTTGAGCTAAGTCTTAATGCGGGTTTAAGTCCAGAAATCATCAAACCACCAGAGCCAGCGGTAAATGATGGCGAACTCGTCCCAATACCCAAATTTGTACCATCAAAAACCAGCGCAGTACCACTTGTTGCTACCTTGGAGTCATTGAGATATACCACACCATTGGCTGTGCCATAAGACAAAGTTTGATTAGATGTGAAAGTGGCATTGTTTGCACTGATGTTGCCGGCTGCTGATATCAACCCACCTGTTAAGATATTGCCGCCGGTTACGTTGCCAGTTACGCTGGCTGCACCACTTACGTTGGCACCATTGCTAACTACCCAGATGTTGCCGGTGCTGTTGTAGGTGATACTTGCATACTGTGCGCCAGCTGGGCCAACTTCAATACCACCTCCATTAGCAGCGGCGGCAGTGGCTGCATTGTTGGCCATGTTAATGGTCAAGTCATTTGTGGTAACGTTGTTGGAGTTGATATATGTTACATTACCAGTAACACTCAAATTACCTTGAATGAAAACTGCGCCACTTGATCCTGCAGAAGCAGGATCAATTGTGATTATACTATCAGTTGAGCTGATTGTGTTGCCGGTTAACGACAATGTACCAGCTGTTAATCCAGTAGTTGCAATTACGTTACCGCCAGCAATATTACCGGTTGCGGAGATCAATCCACCTGTTAGGATATTGCCACTGGTTGTGTTGGCTGTAACAGTTAAACTGCCTAATGTGCCAACACTTGTGATGTTTGTTTGTGCGGCTGTGGTCAATGTGCCCACAATGTTGGTACCTGACAAGTTGCCACCCAATACATTGCCAGTGGCACTAATCACGCCAGTGGCCAATACATTGCCACTGTTCACATTGTCACTCACGTTGATACTCACAAACGTATTGCTGACAGATGTGCTCACCGTCCATGCTGTGGCCGCACTGCTGTAAGTATAAGTTATACCATTAATGTTGGCTTGCTGACCATTAGTTGGTGATGTTGGAAATGCCATTATAATCTTCCTACTGCAATTTCAATTGTGCCAGATGCGCCAACAAAGTCTTCAACTGCTTTGCCAATCACTGTGCCCATGGCCGGTGTGGCACATGCCTGTGCATGACCATTACCTGCTGACACCATCATATCGCCTTTGCGTACAGGTCCGATCACCAGGGTTGGAACTCGGCCAGACAGTGCCACGGCTGCTGTGTGCGTGGATTCCAAAGTGGAATTCATCAAGTGAGCCGGATTTGTAGATACCACACCGGCTATTCTATTACTTCCGGATTCCACACTCAATGTTATTTCGCATGTGCCACCAAAATCTACCACTGTGCCTGGTGGATATTCGGCATCAGCGGAATACAATTCTGCCAAGTCAGCATATTTGGCTGTAGTTGATACACCACTAAAAGTAGCAGCATAAACAATACTACTATCTGAATCTAAGAAAATTCTTGAGACTCCAGCCGAAGCAACATACATTCCCCAACGATTTACTGGTACACCTGAACTACCGCCAACGTTGGCAGTTTGTCCTGAATATCCATAGCCTATGCCGTACATGTTATTGAGACTGGTGGCTAAAGGAACATAAGAGCCGCCAATAGAATAAATTGCTCCTGATGTACTAATTGTCTCAATGGAATTATAATTTCCATTGAGATATCCCGTTCCGGCTGCGGTACGAGTAATAGCCCCGCCTACACTGGTAACACCAGAAATTGTCACACTACTCAATGTACCAACTGATGTAATATTTGGTTGGGCTGCTGTGGTTACTGTACTAGCTGTGGTTGAGCTGCCTGCACTCGTTGCATAAGTTGCATTGGCCACAGTGCCTGACACATTGGCGCCTGGTATTGACGTTAATCCAGCACCTGATCCATTGAATTGACTACCAGTTACTGTGCCAGTTGCCGAAATCAATCCGGCTGTTCGTAAGTTACCACCAGTTATATTGCCGGTAGCTGATATAATACCACCAGTTAAGATGTTACCACCAGTTATGTTGGCTGTTACAGTAACGGTATTGGCAGAAATTACATTGGCACCAGTTAAGTTACCACCCGATCCTGCTCCTGTAATAATATTGCCGCCAGTGATGTTGCCACTAGCAGAAATCAATCCATTGACAAATACATTTGCATTTGAATAAACATTACCACTGCCATTGGGTGTGAAATTGATGTTGGCATTTGCCGCAGAAGTTTGTAGATCTAAATTGCCTGTGTTGTCAACGATGCCGCCACTGAGAACAAGATTGCCACCGGTTATGTTACCAGTTGCAGATATCAATCCGCCGGTTAAGATGTTGCCGCCAGTTATGTTAGCTGTAACTGATACAGTTGTGCCAGTATGTGTTGTGGCATTGACATTTGCACCACCCAAGATGTTACCGCCAGTGATGTTGCCAGTTGCAGATATCACACCACCTGTGAGTAAATTACCGCTAGTGGTATTGGCGGTGACTGTTAATGAACCTAATGTACCAAGTGCGGTAATGTTTGTTTGTGAGGCTGTGGTCAGTGTACCCACAATGCTAGTGCCTGATAAATTACCACCTGTGATGTTGCCAGTAGAACTTATTAGTCCACCTGTTAGGACGTTACCACCTGTTACGTTACCTGTTACTAATAAACTACCCAATGTACCAACCGAAGTCACTTGTGTTTGACTTGCATTTACACTAAACGTGGTGCCAGTAAGTGTAAGGCCAGTCCCAGCACTATATGTGCCAGATCCTGAAAACTGTGTAAATGTTATGTTATTGCCAGCGAATCCAATATTTGATACAGTAGAAGTTTGAATCCATCCGGTGTTGCCGTATGTGGCACCATTGGTAACAAACATAAAGTCGCCAGCTTCAACTTCGGGCACAGTGTTGTAATCACTTGCACGAGTAATTGCTGTGGCATTGCTCCAAACATACACACCATTGGTCACTGCATTGGCTTCATTCAGCACTAGAATTCTAGTGCCTGCTGTTTGCACATTCACTGTGTCAATCAAGTTGAATGTGCCGGTTGTGCTCAGTGTAGCACCAACGCCATTGGATCCTGGACCATTGTAATAGGTAATTGTTCCGCTAGTGATAGTGGCCAGCGTGGTTGGAGTAGCAGCCGTTACAGCATCATGTACATTAAGTCCGGTAACAAAATTATCAACATACAGTTTGTTTACAGCATCACCATCAGCTACCGGAGTAGGTACGTTGTTGATGTATTCGTTGTTGACATTGATGTTACCAGTTGCGCTGAGTGTTAGATCACCAGTAGATACTAGTGTTAATCCGGTGCCAACCACTTGGTTGGTGTTGACATTGCCACCTGTGATATTGCCTGTGGCATTAATCAACCCACCAGTTAGTAAATTACCACCTGTTACGTTTGCCGTTACTGATACAGTAGTACCTGTATGTGTAGTAGCATTAACATTGGCTCCACCCAATACGTTACCACCAGTGATATTACCAGTTGCGGATATCACACCACCAGCTAAAATATTGTCGCCGGTAATGTTGCCCGATACGCTGACTGTGTTGCCAGTAATAGACGGTGTGGCACCTTGTAAAACAGTATTTCCACCTGCAGGATTGGTAATAGTTACAGCCGTGGCATTAGCACTAATCTGAGCATTTCCCAAATATATTGTGCTGTTACTCAGCCACAAGTCTTTCCAACGCTGTGTTGATGTTCCCAAATCATATGTGACGTTGGCGCTGGGCAACACATTGCCTTTTATAGTCACTGCATCAGTGCTGACCACAGCTACGTTTGAAGTTCCGCCTACGCCTACAGAAATATTGCCGCCTGAACTCACAACAGTGACGTTTGATGTGCCGTTGTTGATGTTTGATACTGATGTGATCACACCAGTCAACAATGCACCATTACCAAAAATGTAATTACCAGTAATATTACCAGTGGCCGATACCAGACCCGCAGTTAGTAAATTACCACTTGATGTATTTCCACTAACAGTTAAACTGGCAAATGTAGTAGGAGGACTTTGATCAACCCAAGCGTTGCCAGTTCCGTCATTGACATAGAGATATAATTTATCTGCGTAAGAGTCGTACCAGTTGTCACCGGGTACTGCACCAGATGGTGCTGTGTTTGCTACTGTGGTCCATTTGTAAACTCGGACACCACTAGAAATAACATTACCACCAGTTATGTTGCCGCTTGCACTCAATTCACCTGTGATGTATCCACCAGTTGTGGAAAAAACAGCAACGTTTCCTGTGCCACCCACGCCAACTGTGACATTGCCCCCTGAACTAACAACTGTGACATTTGACGTGCCATTGTTTATATTTGACACTGATGTGATAACACCAGTTAGCAATGCGCCATTGCCAAAAATGTAACTGCCGGTTACATTCCCGCTTGCACTGACATAGCCACCTGAAAATAAATTACCTACTGATGCTTCGCCTGTGCTGAGAAACCCACTGTTGACATTACCAGTGGTGCTGACAGTGGCAGCGTATACCGTGCCGGTTCCTGATACTACGCCAGTACCAAACAAAACATTGTTAGCAGTTATATTGCCAGTGGTCGTGACTGGGCCAGTTAGGCTGACCAAATTGCCAGTGTAGGTTGGCAAGTAGTTGGCTACATCAGTATTGCTATAACTAACTGGCAGGCCAGTTAAGAATGCGCCGTTGCCAATAAAGTAGTTGGCAGTTGCAATATTACCAGCGATGCTGAATGCCTGCACAACGTTTAGCACGTTGGCAGATATTACATTGGCCTGAATTATGTTGGCAATGCTTAGAACACGAGTCCAGCTGGTATTAGCAGACGCATATTCGTATGCTACATTGTTTACAACGGCAATTTGCCCGTTAGTCGGCGACGTAGGAAAGCTCATTTAGCATCCTTATTGTTTGCCGATCACGACTTCAATTGTGCCCTCGCCGCCTGTAAAGTTTTCCAATGATTTACCAAGTATAGTACCCACAACTGGAACTGCATCCATGCATGCTCTTGCCCGTCCATTTCCATTTGATACCATTAAATCTCCTTTAGCGACTGGTCCTTCAACTTTTACAGGTACTCGACCAGTCAGTGCCACAGCAGCAATATACATGCCGCCGAGCCCTGCGTTCATCAAATACGCTGGGTTAGTTGATACCACTCCAGCAACTCGTTTGCTGGAATCTGTGGTACTTATTGTAACTTCCTCATCGCCTCCAAATTCAAGTACAGTACCTGGTTCGTATGCAGCATCTGCGCGATAGTTTTCTGCCAAGTCAGCATATTGTGCTGATGTGGCTTTGGCAAATACTGTGTTAAAATACACACTTGAGCTACCAATATTACCAATGCCGTTACCGTTAGCGTTTACAATGTTGCCGCCAGTGATTGTGCCAGTTGACACAGTCAAACTAGATCCTGTAATTGCAGCACCTGTGATTGCACCAGTTGCACTAATCAATCCACCTGTTCTCAAGTTACCAGCATCAACGTTACCAGTTACTGAAACTGTGGCACCTGTGTGTGTGGTAGCGTTAACGTTAGCACCACCTAGGATATTACCACCAGTAATGTTGCCAGCAGCAGAGATCAATCCACCTGTAAGTATATTTCCACCTGTGACGTTGCCAACAGCACTAATACCAAGACTGCTTACCCAAACGTTGCTTGTACTGTTATAAAGCCAAGTAATAAACGCACCACCAATTGGACCAACTTCGATACCACCACCATTGGCTGCGGCGCTGTTGATTGCATTGTTGGCATAGTTGACTGTTAAGTCGTTTGTGCTGACCACATTGGAGTTAATGGTAGTTGTTGTACCATTAACTTGCAAGTTACCGTTGATGATCACATGGCCTGTGTTGCCTATGTTGTACGGATCAATAGTAATTGTGTCACCTAAACTGCTGATCAAATCACCAGTAATAGTGATATTGCCTGTTCGAATATTACCACCAGTTACATTACCAGTTGCTGAAATTAATCCACCAGTTAGGATATTGCCACCTGTTGCATTGCCTGTAACTGTCAAACTGCCCAATGTACCAACTGCGGTAATATTTGTTTGGCTTGCTGTGGTCAGTGTACCTACAATATTAGTACCCGACAAGTTGCCACCGGTTACATTACCAGTTGCAGATATCAACCCGCCTGTTAAGATGTTACCACCTGTGATATTGCCTGTAGCACTCACTGTTGCACCAGTTATACCTGCAGTAGCACCAGCTAATACAGTTTCACCACCAGCTGGGTTTGTCAAAATTAGTGCTGTTGCGTTGGCACTCAATTGAGCATTACCAATGTAGATTGTGCTATTGGCCAGCCACAAATCATTCCAACGTTGTGTAGAACTACCCAAGTTGTATGTGATGTTGGCACTAGGCAATATATTGCCTTTCATGGTCAATGCACCTTCACTGAACACAGCAACGTTAGAATTCCCGTTGATGGTTATGTTGGCATTGCCATTGGCAGTTTGAATGTCAAATTGGCTCGTGCCATTTTGTACTCTATCTCCAATGATGTTGCCGCTGAGTGTGGCATTTCCTGTAACAGTCAAATTACCGTTAATGGTCACGTCAGTTGCACTAACAACCATCACATTGGATGTGCCACCAACTGACGTTACAACATTGCCACCTGAACTTACCACACGCACATTTGATGTGCCGTTTTGTATTGATGTAGCATCAATACCAGTCAGTTGACTGCCGTTACCAAAGTAATATTGAGCATACACGTTGGCAAATGTTTGACTGGCACTACCAATGTCGTATGTGGCGTTGGCATTGACCAACATGCTGCCAGAAATAGCAATGTTAGCAACCACACCAGCAGCAAACGCTGGACTTACAATGTCAACCCAATAGTTGGTTGTGCCATCATATGTGTATTCATACAAGATATCAGTGCTGGTATTGTACCATTGATCACCAATGCTTGGTCCTGGTGGAGGTGTTGTGGATGCGGTATAAGTGATACCAAATGTTCTTGGTGCACCGTTGGCATAGTAGAAGTTGTCGCTAAGGAAACCACCTGCTGCCGCATTGCCAGCAGTTGACACGTTGCCAGCAGTAATGTTACCACTTACGCTCAACAATCCAGTAATGTACTCGCCAGTTGTGGCAAATACAGCTACATTGCCAGTTCCGCCCACTCCAATTGAAACATTACCACCAGAGCTTACAACACGAACATTTGAAGTTCCATTTTGTATTGATGTGGCATCAATGCCAGTAAGTTGGCTACCGTTACCCAGGATGTAGTTGCCGGTGACATTGCCAGTTGCTGATACTTGGCCAGCAGTTAGAATGTTGCCGCCTGTGATGTTACCTGCGGCACTTGCAGTACCACCTGTGGCCAAGTTGCCACCTGTGATTGTGGCAGCTGATGTAATTGTTGATGTGGCAGATATCAATCCACCTGTTAGAATATTGCCACCAGTTATGTTGGCTGCTGATGTAATTGTTGATGTGGCTGAGATCAATCCACCAGTTAGGATATTGCCACCTGTAATGTTGGCAGTTGCAGAGATTAATCCACTTGTTAAGACATTACCACCTGTAATGTTGCCTGTGGCACTTGCAGTACCACCTGTGGCTAAGTTGCCACCAGTGATGTCGCCAGTTGCTGAAATCAATCCACCAGTTAGGACATTGCCGCCGGTAATGTTACCAGTTGCACTAATCAATCCACCTGTTAGGACATTGCCACCTGTAACGTTGCCTACTGCTGTTACCACGCTGTTACTGCGTATATTTTGTGCCAGCACCCAGGTGTTTGCATTTCCAATTTGAGTAATATTAGCACTTGAAAGTATTCCGTTGCCGTCAAGTATACCAGTTGTGAACAGGCCAAATACGCCCGGAGCAGCGGTACTTTCACCAATTTTAACAGTTACGCTATTAGCTATGTTTGCACCCACTTGAGTCAATACAATGCTGTCTGATTCAGCGTTACCAGCAACAAATGTTATTGTGCTATTTGCAGCGGCATTACGCACACCTGCTGCAACAATGTTACCAGTTGCGCTGACCAGGCCACCGGTTAAGATATTGCCGCCAGTAACATTGCCGCTTGCACTAAATTCACCTGTGACATATTCACCTGTGGTTGCAAATACTGCCACGTTTGCTGTGCCGCCAATTCCAATGGCAACGTTGCCACCTGCGCTTACAACACGAACGTTTGAGTTTCCATTTTGTATTGATGTAGCATCAATACCAGTCAGTTGACTGCCATTACCAAAGAAATAATTGCCAGTGATGTTGCCAGTTGCTGACACTTGGCCAGCAGTCAGAATGTTGCCGCCTGTAATATTGGCAGCTGATGTAATGGTTGATGTGGCAGATATCAATCCACCTGTTAGGACATTGCCACCAGTGATGTTAGCTGTGGCACTGAGTGTGGTACTTGAAATTACGTTTGCACCAGAGATGTTGCCGCTTGCCCCACTTGTGCTAATGTTGCCAAATATACCATTGCCAGTGGCTGACACTAAACCACCAGTTAAGATGTTGCCACCTGTAATGTTGCCTGTGGCACTTGCTGTACCACCTGTGGCCAAGTTGCCACCAGTAATTGTGGCCACAGCAGAAATCAATCCGCCTGTCAATAAGTTTGCACCAGTAATATTGGCAGCTGATGTAACGGTTGATGTGGCAGATATCAATCCGCCTGTAATTAAATTGCCGCCAGTCACGTTGCCAGAAGCTGTTACTACTGAACCAATCAAACTTGAACCAGTTATGGTACCAGTTGAGCTAATCAATCCGCCGGTTAATAAGTTGCCGCCTTCAATATTGCCTGTGGTACTCAAACTGGTGCCAGTAGCCGCACCAATATTTGGTGTGGTTAAGTTTGCACTGGCCTTGACAACAATGTTGCCGTTGAGATCAAATGCAGTGCTTACATTGTCAACTTTGGCGTTGAACACTGTGCCAATGAGACTCAAACCAGCTGAGGTGTTGGCTGTGTAAACTTGGCTGGCAGCAAACTGGGTAAACTCTATATTGGTTGTACCAAATATAATTGTCCCAGTTGGGGCAGTTACAACATAACTTTCGCCTGCACCTGTATCACCAGATTGCACAAAGAAATAATCGCCTATGTCCAATTGTGAAGTTGACTTTGGTCCATATGTATTGGTATCGGTGGAACGAGTCAACTCCCATCTGGCTGTAGCATTACCAACCGCAGTAACAGTATAAACACCGTTTTCAAATGCACTAGTCTGTTGGTAAACCAACACACGTTGACTACTGGTTAGAGTCACACCGTCAATTTGAATAGCTGCATTTGCAGCAGCGTTGGTCAGTGTGGCACCTACACCTGAGTTAGCTCGTGAACCAATGGTCAATCCAGTACCGTTGGTCAACGTGGTTATTTCCGTGCCATCATGACTGAGACTCAGTGTGATCTGATTGCTACCATTGGTACTGTAAACAAAATAAGCTGTACCGGCAGTAATACCATTGGTTGTACTGCTAAAAACAATTACATCATTTACCAACAGTGCTGGACTAGATCCAAATGTCAGTGTTTTGTTTCCTGAAATTGTAGTGACTGTTTGAGTGGTACCACCATCTGCATAAGTTGCAACTAAGTTGACGGGACTTTCCACATACACTGGTGTGTGAATAGTCAGGCCAGCACTTACAGAATCATCCACATACTGTTTGGTTGCAGCATCTGTAGACTGGACAGGACTAGCTACAGAATTGATAAAAGTGGTAGCAAGAACAATGTTGCCAGTGCCATTAGGTTGCAGATAGATATTGGCATTGGCAGTAGTTGTGACTGCAATAGCAGAAGAGCCAATGATATTGCCAGTAACTACTGCTGTGGTTGCAATTAAGTTGCCACCTTGAATGTTGCCCGTAGCTGTTACTAATCCGCCAGTAGTTATGTTATTACCAGTTACATTGCCTGTGGCAGATACCAATCCTGCGGTACGCAAATTACCAGCATCAACGTTGCCTGTGGCAGTTATTAGCCCGCCTGTGCTGATGTTACCACCAATTACGTTAGCAGTGGCCACAACGTTGGCGCCTGTTAAAATGTTGCCTGTAGAACTAACTACTCCGCCTGTTAGGACATTACCACCCGACACATTGGCTGCTGAGGTAATGTTACCAGTTGCAGAAATCAATCCGCCAGTTAGAACATTTCCACCTGTTATATTTCCAGTTGCATTTGCTGTGCCACTCACTGACAAGCTGGTGAGTGTGCCAACTGTGGTCAAACTTGAGAACAATACATTTGAACTTAGAGTATTGCCAGTTAAATTGTTTGCGTCAACACTGCTGGCTGTGACACCTGTTAGCTGTGAGCCGTTGCCAATAAAGAACGATCCTGTGTTGGCTGTGATATTGCCTACAGAACTTACCTGTCCGGCAGTTGTTATGTTACCGCCAACTACGTTAGCAGTGGCACTGAGTGTGGTACTAGAAATTACGTTGGCACCAGAAATATTACCACCTGATCCAGTTGTGGAAATATTACCAAATGTACCATTACCAGTTGCCGAAATCAATCCGCCAGTTAGAACATTACCACCGGTGACATTGCCGCTTGCACTCAATTCACCTGTGACATACTCGCCAGTTGTGGCAAATACAGCAACGTTTGACGTACCACCAATTCCAATGGCTACATTGCCGCCTGAACTTACCACACGCACATTACTTGTGCCATTTTGTATTGATGTGGCATCAATGCCAGTAAGTTGGCTACCATTGCCCAGGATGTAATTGCCGGAAATGTTACCAGTTGTTGAAATATTACCTGTACCAACTATACCCACAGTGTTTACATTACCTGTAGAACTCAATGTTGATCCAGTGATTGTTGTGCCGGTAATTGCACCACCTGCTGAAATCAATCCACCTGTTAGAACATTACCACCTGTAATGTTGCCTGTGGCACTTGCTGTGCCACCTGTGGCTAAATTGCCACCAGTAATTGTGGCTGCTGATGTAATGGTTGATGTGGCAGAGATCAATCCACCGGTTAGAACATTGCCACCAGTGATGTTACCTGCGGCACTTGCTGTGCCGCCTGTGGCCAAGTTGCCACCTGTGATTGTAGCCACAGCAGATATCAATCCACCTGTTAGAACATTACCACCTGTGACGTTACCTGTAGCAGATACTGAGTTTCCAGCAGTTATGTCGTTGAATGCGTTTATACTGTTGGCAGAAAAAATGTTTGCTGTTGCAAGGCCAGTAGCATTAGAAGTTAAACTTTGAGAGCCAAGATAAAGAGTAGTTCCTGATAGATACAAATCTTTCCAAAGTTGTCCAGGGCCACCTAAATTATATATTGTATTAGCACTTGGCAACAAATTACCAGTTACGTTACCGGTAATGCTGAAGTTATTTGTTTCAGTTAATCCATTAGTAATTAAATTACCAGCAGTTATGGTTTGAGCTGAGGTAATAGTTGAAGCAGCTGAAATCAATCCAGCAGTTAGAATGTTTCCACCAGTTACGTTAGCAGTTGCAGATATCAATCCACCAGTTAGGATGTTTCCACCAGTGACATTACCGCTTGCACTAACAACCGAACCTATTAAATTGTCACCAATGATATTGCCAGTTGCGCTTAATAACCCAGTGATGTATTCACCAGTTGTTGCAAACACTGCTACATTACCAGTTCCGCCAATTCCAATGGATACATTACCACCTGAGCTGACTACCCGTACATTTGATGTGCCGTTTTGTATGGAAGTGGCATCAATGCCAGTAAGTTGGCTACCATTACCTAAAATGTAGTTTCCGCTAACATTACCAGTTGCAGAGATCAATCCACCTGTTAGAACATTACCACCTGTAATATTGCCTGACGCACTCACAACACCTGTAACATATTCGCCTGTAGAAGCCCACTGTATTACGTTACTAGTTCCACCAATGCCTACTGTGATATTGCCATTGGCCACACCAGCATTGATGTTTGATGTACCATTTGAAATATTAGTAATGTTTAAATTAGCAGTATTGATACCGGTCAAATAATAACCGTTACCAATGAAAAAGTTAGCACTAGTAATATTACCTGTCACACTGGCAGTAGTGCCTACAGTTATAGCACCATTCACAGCAATTGTGTTGGCTGTGATGATATTTGCGGTGGAAAGAATTCTTGTCCAACTGTTTGTAGCAGTGCTGTACTGATACGATACTTGATTAACTACTGTTACTTGTCCATTAGTGGGTGATATTGGAAAGGCCATTCTTTACTCCTGATTAGTACTACTTATGACAGCATAAACAATTTTTTGCTGCGTCATAATGATTTTTGCCATGCCAACCACTCTTCACGAGTCATTGTTTGCGGCACCGTTATTGCTGGTTTTGGTGTTGCGAACACCATTCTTAACTGGCTTTCTAGCCATTCTTCACGTGTCATCTTTTGCGGTGCAGCTACCACTGTTTCGGCACCGGGCAATGTTATTTTTAACTGGCTTTCTAGCCATTCTTCACGTGTCATCGGTGTGTTAGACACCTGTTGCTGTGCTACCCAATGTTGCTGTTCTTTTTCAAAATCCAGCACAGCTCCCTGACGTGCCTGTTCTTCAAACCACTGTTCCACTGACAATTTTTCTGGTTCTTCTGTAGGTTGCTGTTGTTTGTTAAACTCGGCCAACTGCTCCGGAGTCATTGTGGGTGCTGGGTATTTTTCTTTTACAGCACGAATTCTTGCAGACATTTCTGGGGGGAAAACTCCAGCATGATACAGTGCATCCAGCTGTTCTTGAATGGTAGGATACTCTGTAGCACGATTTCTGCGGTACTCGTGCCAATCATGTATCATCTGCAGGCGTTGTTGTTCGGCAGCAATTTGCTCGTTAGTTATGGGTGGATTTTCTGGGTTGATCCAGGTCACTGAATCATCATGCACTGCCACAGATACTTCTGCCCCAGGCACTAGACTTTGTATGGCTTGAATTTTACTGATCATGGTACGGCAATCTCCATGGCAATTATCCACATGTTGGAACTGGTCAATGTGCTGGAAGAATTGGATATTTTCTGTTGCATTTTGTAAGTAACAGGTGAAGTGGTACCTGGACTGTCCAAGTAACTGAATGCCACTGCAGATGATCCACCCACTCCGCCGCCAGCAATGTTAGCACTGTAGTCTTGTATTTGTAACGACGCGGCGGTACGCACCAATTGTGTACTGGCAGTTAGATTTGCCGCAGCCAATGGAGTAAAACTACTAGTTCCGGTAGCAATAATCAATACCTTGCTGTTGGCACTAGACGGCTGAATAACCACGTTGGCCAGTGCAATATCGCTATAACTGGTACCTGTAGTAGCACTACCACCTAGGCTTGTGCTCATTATGGTCTGTACCACAGCACCAGACGGCATGTTGGATGCAGTCAATCTGTTGTTGGTATAGAGATTTTGTGTGTAAGTGTTGCGGAAATACACAGTGTTGGTGCCAATGTCGTATGTGACATTGGCAACTGGTACCAGTGTACCACTAATTGCCACGTTGGCTACCACACCGCCAGCAAATGCAGGGCTTGTAGTATCTACCCAGTATGTGCTGGTTCCGTCATTTATGTATTCATACAGCACATCGCTGGCAGTGTCGTACCATTGATCTGTAACTTTAGGTGCCGGGCTTGTGGGAGGTGCTGTGTTGGCAGTGTAAATTATGCCTGGTGGAACTGGAGTTCCGTTGGCATAGTAATAGTAATCTGACAGTATTGCATTGCCGTACACATTGCCTGATGTAGATACTATACCAACAGTTAATATATTGCCGCCAGTGATGTTACCTGTAGCACTGACTTGACCGCTTGTAGTGATGTTGCCAGTTACACTTTGAGCGCCAGCAACACTTAACAGTTGAGTTGAGTCGTTAAACGTAAAGTTGGCGCTGGCACCAAATCCACCAGACCCATCATTGTATTGAATTTGAGTATTAGAGCCAGCTGGTTGTTGGAAATCCCACGCCACACCATTAGCATGGTACAAGCCATCAGTCAACAAATTGCCAATGGCTGCATTGGCAGTTGTGGTAATATTACTTGTAGAATTGATTACACTAAGCACATTGCCACTTAGACTCAACCCAGCTGCATTTAAGTTATTGCCAGTTATGTTTCCAGTTGCACTAATCAATCCACCAGTAAGTACATTGCCACCAATAACATTACCAGAGACTGATACATTAGATAGTGTACCAACGGATGTTAGACTTGAATATAGTACATTTGAGCTTAAGGTATTGCCAGTCAATGCATTGGCATCTACACTTGATGCTGTAACCCCAGTTAACTGACTGCCGTTACCAATAAAGTAATTGCCAGTTACGTTGCCTGTTACACTTATCAATCCTGTTGCAGTAATATTTCCTGTTACTGATGTATTTGCAAGTATTATTACACTGCCGCTGCCATTGGGATCAAATACCAAATCACCATTGGTGTTTAGCGTTGCAATGGTATTACCGGTGATCTGTATGTTGCCAATGTTGGCACTGGGTAAATTGGTTACACCAAGTTGCCCTACATATCTGTAACCTGTGATAAAAATACTCTTGCCAGCAGTGAGTGTACTGGGAATTGTTTCGCCAATGAAGTTTAATACACCTGCTTGAGTATCAAAGAAAAACTCACCAACTCCGCTGATACCCGGAGCAAAGATTTGTGTGCCAGTTACTGTGGGATCTGCAGCACCAGCGGTATCAACCCAGACTTTGACTGGCCAAGTTGATCCGAATTCTTGAGGTATCCAATATTGTAAATTGGTCAGCCAAGTTGGGTAGATGCCACCAATGGTAGGAACAGTGTTATCTGCTGTACACTCAATTCTGCTGGTGGTAAGATACCCCTGAGTTACATTTGCTACTACTTGGGCTGTGCCCGGAATCTGATCAGCTTGAGTCCAAACAATGTCGCCACGCAATAGTGCCGGACTGGCAATACTTTCGTTTGACGCACTCTTCTGCGTGGCAGTGGCTGTTTTGGCCACGCCTTGTAATTTTTTAAACAGCAGGTCAATATATTGTGCAGTAGAAATTGACATTTAGTTGCTCGCTGTTTCTAGTGTGAGTGCAGTCACACTTTGACCTGATGTAAGAGCTATTCTCACATAAATTTCATTGGTTGCGGTGCTGGAACTGCTGACTGTTCCAAAGGTACATGTTCTACTACTGTTGGTCACAGATGTATTTACGCTTACTATACCGCCCACTGCACATCCGTCACTGCCATTGCCCGGAGAATTCACACCAGGGTATCCTGCACCACCATAGGCCACTGCCATATTGATCCAACCATTGGCACCGGAACTGGAATCTATAACTGATCCAGGTAACGCCACCCACATGCCAGCAATTGTTCCTGTGTACTTGATGTCAAACTTAGACACCGCAGTACGCACAAATTTCATTGTGAAGTACTGTGTTCCTGAGCGTCCTGCACTCAAGTTTGGACCTGCTGGCAAATAGCCACTGGCGTAGTTGGTTTGATCGTGTTTGAGTACGCCACTTGATCCTGACCCAACCACCGTGGCGTCATAAGTTTGTAGAGTGCTAGATTGGCTGTTAAATGCTGCTTCAGAGCCTGTGTAGGCAGGAGTGTTTCCTGTGCCAGGATTTACAATTCGATAAGCATTACCTGATCCTGTGCCAATTGTGGTGTTGATCACCACGTTGCTTTCTTCTATGGCTGTGGCTGTTCCGGATTTCCACAACACAGTGTTGCCCAAAGCAGCGGTCAGTGTCAGTGTACCAGTTGAATAACTGTTGTTTACCGTCATGCTTGGACCAGTTGAGCTGCCACCAAATCCTGTTGTGACACTGGATGTGGTGTTAGCACTGGCGCTTGCAAAAGAATTCAGTACGTTGCTGCCAATGTTTGATCCGCTATAGGTAATTGCTGTAGGTGCCGCAAATGCACCGCCTGATGATCCAGATGCCAATGTGTTAGAAGTAGGATAAGTGTTGCCACTTATGTTGGCCACATTAAACGCAATGGTAAAGTTGTTGTTATTGGTATAGTGAGGAATAGTGCTACTATACAACAAGTTGGCTGACCCCGGAGGTGTCATTGTGGTTGAACTAAAACTTGGTGCAGACGGACTTGAATTGTCATAGTACCACACTGTGGTATTGGTGTTGCCTGTACTGCTATCAGCAATGTACAATTCATTCCAGCCCGCTGGAGCAGATGCCCCACTTACTCTTGAAGAAAACACATACCAGAATCCTGCTGTGATATTGGCGTTGGCTGAATTATAATCAAAGTTGTTGCTAATTACCAAGTTACTGCCATAGGTACCATTGGCCGACGGACTAGCGTTGGTGTTAAGAGTTACATTTCCTACGTTACTACCATTACGAACTGCGGTGATTGTGCCTGAATCGCCAGGGCCAACGTTGGCTATGGTGTTGGTTGCGTAGGTCGCTACTCTTAACACATTGGCTACTGAAGTACCAGCAGCTACTGATCGGTTGGCCCCAGGTGTGTTGTCCACCTGTGTGATGTTGGCCATGCGGTAAGTTGTGATACCAGACAATGAAAGTGTGTTAGCACCTGGAAAGTTAGGCGGAGACGGTGGAACTAATTTTCCTAAAACTTGATTGAGCAATGCTAATCCATTCGTTACTGTTGTTGCGGTAGTCAATGTCACGGCGTTGCTTACCAATGCACCAGCTGTGTTAGTGCCCATGTTGACATTGTTGCCAAGTATGCCAGTCAATTGCAGGCCGTTGCCCAAAATGTAATCACCGGTGATATTACCAGTTGCACTTACTATACCAGCAGTAAGTATATTTCCACCAGTAATGTTAGCAGCAGAAGTAATAGTCGACGTGGCACTAATCAATCCACCGGTAGTTAAATTACCACCAATCACATTGGCAGTAGCACTAACTTCACCAACAGTAGTAATGTTACCACCAATCACATTGGCAGTGGCACTAATGGTTGTTCCGGAGATCACGTTGGCACCAGAAATATTACCACTGATACTTAAATTACCACCAGTGATATTACCTGTAGCACTTATCAATCCACCAGTTAGAACGTTGCCGCTGATTGCATTACCAGTCAAGCTCAAACTGGTACCAGTTGCGGCGCCAATGTTTGGTGTGGTTAGGTTCGCACTGGCCTTGACAATAATGTTGCCACCGGCATCGAATGCTGTGGTATCATTGTCAACTTTGGTATTGAATTGCGTTCCAATTAGACTTATACCAGCATTTGTGTTAGCGGTGTATGTTTGTGAACTACTGAATTGACTGAAAGTAATTCCGCTGGTACCAAACGTGATAGTTCCGGCAGGAGCACTTACAACAAATGCCGCACCTTTGTTTACTGTTCCATTTTGAACAAAGAAGTAATCATTAACGCTTAACTGTTCAGAGCTGTCCGGACCGTATTGATCAGCGTCAGTAGCACGAACAATAACAGTAGCGTTTGCCCATGTGTACACGCCATTGAAGACTGTGTTGCCTTCATTTTGTACTAAAATTCTAGTGCCTGCTGTTTGTACATTAGCAGTGTCAATTAAATTAAACGAACCAGTGGTAGTAAGAGTTGCGCCAACACCATTAGCTAGACCGTTGGGCTGAGCATAGGTAATTGTACCACCTGTGGCAGTGGCCAAGTCAGTAGTAGTGGCTGCCAATACTGGTGAGTGATAAGCAATACCAGTTGACACCATATTGTCAACGTACAATTTGGTTGCAGCATCCGTGTCTTGTAATGGATATGCCAAACTATTAATAATAGTGTTAGCAAGAACAATATTGCCTGCAGGTTGCAGATTCAAATTGCCAGTAGGAGTGGTAATTGTTAACTCGCCACTCACTGGCCTAATTGCACTGGTGTTGACATTGGCAGCAATCACGTTGCCAGTAACACTAACCAGCGTGGTAGCAAAAATATTGTTGCCAGAAATATTGCCACTGGCTGTGATCAATCCTGTGGTAGTAATATTTCCGCCAACTACGTTAGCAGTTGCTGATATCAATCCACCAGTTAATAAGTTACCACCTGTAATGTTGCCAGTAACTGATGCAAGACCAACAGTGTTTATGTTGCCTACATCTATATTGCCGGTTGCAGAGATCAATCCACCAGTTAATAAGTTACCACCTGTAATGTTGCCAGTAACTGATGCAAGACCAACAGTGTTTATGTTGCCTACATCTATATTGCCGGTTGCAGAGATCAATCCACCAGTTAGTAAATTACCACTGGTTGTGTTACCTACTACACTCAAGTTAGCCAAATTGCCAACTGTGGTCAAACTAGAATATAAAACGTTTGAACTTAATGTGTTACCAATTAGTGCATTGGCATTTACACTAGATGCTGCCACACCAGTTAGTTGACTACCGTTACCAAAGAAGTAATTGCCAGTAACGTTGCCAGTTGCACTCAGTTCACCTGTGATGTATTCACCAGTTGTGGCAAACACAGCCACATTGCCTGTGCCGCCTACGCCTACAGAAACATTGCCACCAGAACTAACAACAGTGACATTTGATGTGCCGTTGTTGATGTTGGCCACTGATGTGATCACGCCAGTCAACAAAGCACCATTGCCCAAAATGTAATTGCCGCTGATGTTACCAGTAGCCGATACTAGACCTGTGGTATAAACACCAGTTGTGGCAAATGTTGTGACGTTGTAATTTCCTGCCACAGTAACAGTCACATTACCATTTGCTGCCACAGTAACATTACTACTACCGTTTGTGATAGCAGCGCCAGCTGTGGCAATAATGCCAGTCAGTAAAGAACCGTTACCAACAAAGTATTGACCGGCAATATTACCAGTTGCACTGATCAATCCTGCGGTGCGTAGGTTACCACTTTGAATGTTACCAGTTACTGAAAGAACTTGTGTGGTTTTGTTAAATGTTAGACCGGCATTAGCACCAGCTAGGCCGCCATCATTGAATAAAATTTGTGTGGTTGTACCTGGTACCGTAATATTACCAGTAACATTACCAATGAAGTTGGCAGCGTACATGTTGCCAGTGGCACTAACTATACCATTGGTGTATATGTTGCTGCCGGTTACATTACCAACACCTGAAATATTGTTTCCTGATATGTCACCTGTGGCATTTATCTGTCCAGAGAATTCAACTGCATCTGCTTGGACAGTCAATACTGCTGGATCAAAATTGCTAGGATAAAGATTGGCTAGACCAATTTTTAATTGGTTGGTAGCACGAATATTGTTAGCACTAATGTTGCCAGCAGTAAGAATGTTACCGCCTGTGATGTTTGCACTGGCACTGATTACTGATCCTAACAGACTTGACCCAGTTATTGTGCCTGTTGCAGATATCAACCCACCAGTACGTAAATTACCACCTGTGATGTTGGCAGCACTTGTGATTGTACCAGTTGCTGACATCAGCCCAGTAGTTAATATGCTACCACCAGTGATATCGGCAGTGGTTGTGACTGGACCGGTTAGGCTGACTAGGTTGCCAGTATATGTGGGCAAGTAAGCCGCAACATTGGCATTTGAGTAATTACCTGCTGGAAGATTTGTAAGCTGACTGCCATCACCTAAAATATAAGTACCACGAACATTACCAGTAGTTGATATGTTGCCACCAGTGATATTGCTTGTGGTTGTGACTGGACCAGTTAGGCTGACTAAGTTACCTGTGTATGTAGGCAAGTAAGCCGCAACATTAGCATTTGAGTAATTGTTGTTACCACTGGCAATGCCAGTTAAGAAAGCGCCATTGCCAATGAAGTATGTGCCGGTGACGTTGCCTACTGCACTAACTATGCCCAACGACTCTACATTGGCAGCAACTAAATTGCCTGTGGCAATGTTACCACCTGCAATATTACCTGTGGCTGTGATTGATCCAGCAGTACGTAAATTGCCGCCTGTGATATTGGCAGTAGTAGTAACTGGTCCAGTTAGACTAACTAAGTTACCTGTGTATGTGGGCAAGTAAGCCGCAACATTGGCATTTGAGTAATCGCCTGCTGGCAAATTAGTAAGTTGACTACCATCACCTAAAATATAAGTGCCGCTAACATTGCCAGCAGTGCTGACATTACCAGCAAGGATATTGCCTGTGCTGACATTGCCGCCTGTGATATTTCCTGTGGCTGTTATTGATCCAGCAGTGCTAACATTGCCACCTGTGATATTACTTGTGGTTGTGACTGGACCTGTTAGGCTTGTAAGATTGCCAGTGTAGGTAGGAAGATAATTGGCTACGTTTGCATTTGAATAATTACCAGCTGGTAAGTTAGTAAGTTGACTGCCATCACCTAAAATATAAGTGCCGCTGACATTGCCAGCAGTGCTGACATTGCCAGCAAGTATATTTCCAGTAGCAATATTGCCACCTGTGATGTTACCAGCGGCAGATATCAATCCACCAGTTTGTAAGTTACTACCAGTTATATTAGCTGTAGTTGTTACTGGACCTGTTAAGCTCGCAAGGTTACCGGTATAAGTTGGCAAGTAGGCAGCAACATTAGCATTTGAGTAATTGCCTGCTGGTAAGTTTGTTAATTGGCTACCATCACCTAGAAAGTATGCAGCCTGAACATTACCAACTGTGCTGACATTGGCAGCAATAACATTACCAGTAGAAACATTTCCACCAACAACATTGCCAGATACAGTTAGACTTCCGCCAGTTTGTAAGTTACCACCTGTGATGTTACTTGTGGTTGTAACTGGTCCGGTTAGACTCGCAAGATTACCAGTGTAGGTAGGAAGATAATTGGCTACATTGGCGTTGGAATAATTGCCTGCTGGTAAGTTTGTTAATTGGCTACCATCACCTAATATGTACGCACCAATCACATTGCCAGTGGCGCTGATTGTTCCTGCAATACTTGCATTACCACCTGTGACATTACCAGTAGCAATATTACCAGTGGTAATATTTCCAGATACAGTTAGACTTCCACCAGTTTGTAAGTTACCGCCAGTGATATTACTTGTGGTGGTTACTGGTCCTGTTAAGTTCGCAAGATTGCCAGTATATGTGGGCAAGTAAGCAGCCACATTGGCATTTGAATAGTTGCCTGCTGGCAAATTGGTAAGTTGACTGCCATCACCTAGGAAGTATGCTGCCCGAACATTGCCTGTGGTACTAACATTGCCAGCAGTGATATTGCCTGTGCTAACATTACCGCCTGTAATAATTCCAGCAGCACTGATCAATCCGCTGGTCAAAATGTTGCCACCAGTTAGATTGCCTGTAGTTGTTACAGGTCCTGTCAAGTTGGGCAAGTTGCCTGTATATGTGGGCAAATAAGCAGCTACATTGGCATTTGAATAGGTGGCCGGCAATCCAGTTAGTTGACTACCATTACCAAAAATGTATGCACCAGTAATGTTGCCTACAGCAGAAATCAATCCTGAACTGTTGATACTGGCCGAAATAATGTTACCTGTGGCAAGATTGCCACCTGTGATGTTACCTGTGGCAGTAATGCTGCCTGCGGTGCGTAAGTTACCGCCTGTGATGTTGCCTGCGGCAGTGACCAATCCACTGGCGACAACATTGTTGCCAGTTAAGTTACCTGTAGTTGTTACAGGACCTGTTAAGTTGGGTAAGTTGCCTGTGTATGTAGGCAGGTAGTTGGCTACATTGGCATTTGAATAGTTAACGCCTGGAAGATTTGTAAGTTGACTGCCATCACCAATGAAGTATGCGCCGGTTACGTTACCTGTGGCACTCACTATGCCAGCGGCGAGTGTGCCTGCTGTGACGAAATTTGTGGCAGTAACATTGGCTCTAACATTCAGTGGTGAATTGACATTGCCAGCGACGCTGAGGTTACCAGTGGCATTTAGATTTGCGCCAGTGATGTTGCCTAGTACTGTGATGCCATTAGCAGCAAAAGTGTTAGCTGACAGAGTGGTAAACGCACCCGAAGCAGGTGTGATGTTGCCAATGGGAATATTGTTGATCGCACCAGACGCAGACAGTTGCCAGCCTTGGCCGTTCCACACCCAAGTTTTTCCGCCAAAACTATAAGTTTGGTTCAGTGTTGGGTTGGTTGGAAAATTTAATGTTGCCATTTTTTAATGTCTATTCTAGTACTTATTTGATTTTCAAACCGCGGATGCAATGGATGAGAAATGCATGTCATGTGCCTCTGATCCATACTGCCTGGAAATAATTTGCTTGGGTTATACCCGATCTCCAAGTGCCTGAATAAATTGTATTATTTGAAACAATGTTTAGGTAGTCAGTAGATCCGTTTAAGTAAACCAATGTGTTGATTGATGAGCCAGAAACTGTCCCCCATGTAGGTGTTATTACCGTTGATCCCCCGAATGCAATTGGTGAACCAGTTTTATATAATGCAACATAAAAACCAGCATTAGCCGTTCCGGTTACAAGTTCGGGTAAAAACCAAACATTGACTTGGTAGTATCCGGCAACCAGTGGAGTGAACCTTCCAGTCACTGTGTTATAATAAGAGCTTGTATTAACAGTTGCAGTACCATAAATCAAATTAGTAGTGGCTCCGGTTAAACTTTGATTAGCCGAATTGTAAGCCATGAACACTGGTCCAGACATGCCAGTTAGTTGTGAACCATTGCCATAATAGTATCCAGCATACACACTATTAAATTTGTTAGAGGCAGATCCAATGTCACGAATTTGTGTAGCATCTGGCATGATACTACTGTTGGTTTGTACGTTGCCTACACCATTACCTGCCAATACCAAACTCTGATTTAGAGTAGTAGTAGAAATCTTGTTGTCTTTGAGTGATATGGTTGTGCCCGGAAGGCTATTGCTGCCTTGTGGAAAAGGTGCGCCATTGGCATAAAAATAGTTGTTGGTGTAAACTGCATTTGCATTCACATTACCAGTCACACTCAAGTTACTAAAGCTGAGTGGGCTGCTGGTTGTAAGTACTGTGTTGCCGTTGACTTTTAGGTTGGCACCATCTGCTGTGATCGGCAAACTGTTCAAATAGATTGTGCTGTTACTAACCCAAAGATCTTTCCATTGATATCCACTACTGCCTAAACTATAACTGTTATTGGTGCTAGGAATAATGTCTGACGACACATTGGTTAAGTCAACGTTGCCATTACCTGTTCCGCCAGAACTGAAACTTTGATAGGCTTCTAGTTCGGCCCATTGGTTGCTGGTGTTGTCGTTAAAGTAAAGATACTGTATGCCAGTATCACTTTGAATCCAAATATCACCAATGTTGGCTGTTAGTGGTGGTGTGGCTGCAAATGTCACAGACGTTGCACTGCCGCTGCCATTGCTGATGCCAGTTAAGAATGCACCGTTACCGTAAAGGTATCTACCGTAAACACTGTCAAATCTTGCATTTGCAGTTCCTAGGCTGTATACAGAATCAATGCTGGGAACAACAGAACTGCCAACTGTGATAGTACCGACGCCGTTACCAGCCAGTACCAATGCTAGATTTTGTACTGTAGTAGATATGCGATTGTTGCTGATTACAACCTGTGAATCTACAGGTCCGGCCGTCCAGATGTTGGCAAAGTTATTGTTAACTGCATCAAACGCATTGCGCAGGCTTTCGCCCGTGCCATCGTTTGCCACCGCGCCGGTGTTGATTACTTGTT